ATCAAACCTGAAATTATAGGTATGATTATGAAACAATTTACAGAATTTAAAAAAGAATATCCTATATTAGATTATTCATTAATAGGTTCTATCTTAACTAAAAGATATAGAGATGACGCTGACCTTGACATTAATGTATTGTTTGATGTACCAAAAGAAAAACAAGAAGAAGAAAGATTAAGATTATCTCAAAAGTATTTGTCTGCTAAATCACCAGATAGTGTAAATGGTAAACTAATACCTGGTACACGACATCCTATTAACTATTATTTTATTACAGATAAACAAACTTATGAAGATCAGAATAAAAAGGCAGACGCAGTATTTGATATAGGTAAAAATAAATTTGTAAAAAGACCTGAAGATTTTGAATTTGATCCTTCTTTATATGTAAAAGATTTTGATAAAAAAGTACAAGAGATAGACGTTATTAAAGGTGAATTAAAAAGAGATATAATAGACTATAAAGAATTAAAAGGATTAACAACTAATGATGTTTTAAATTTACAAGATAAAGTAAAAGATAAGTTAGAAGAAATAGAAGATAGTATAGAAGACATAATAAAAATAGGTGATGTAGTTATAGCAGATAGAAGAAAAGCATTTGATAGTGATATGTCACCTGAACAAATAAGACAATTTGGAATTAAAAATAGATTACCTAAAGCAGTAATCTATAAGATGTTAGAGAAATACCATTATATAACTTTCTACAAATATTGTAAGAAGATATTAGATGATGGTGTGGTAACTGATAAAGAGATAGACGATTTAAGTATAAACGAAAAGAGAAGAAAATCAATTGCATTTACATTTGGTAGATTTAATCCACCAACATCTGGACACGAAAAACTAATTAATAAAGTTGCAAGTGTTAGAGCAGATACTTTCAAAATATATTTAAGTAGAAGTAATGATCCTAAAAAGAATCCATTATCGCCTAGAACAAAACTAACTCATATGAAAATGATGTTTCCTAGATATAGTAGAAACATTGAAATCAATAACACTAATATGATTTTAGATATAGCAAGTAAATTACATAGACAAGGATTTACTGAAATCTTTATGGTCGTAGGTAGTGATAGAGTTAGAGAATTTGAAACAATACTTAACAAGTATAATGATGTAAGAAGTAGGCACGGATATTATAACTTTGATAATATTAATGTATTATCAGCAGGTGAAAGAGATCCAGATTCAGAAGGTGTATCAGGTATGTCAGCAAGTAAGATGAGGGATGCCGCTAGTAAAGATGATTTTACTACTTTCAAAAGAGGTGTACCATCATCATACAGAAATGCAGATGATTTATTTAAAGACGTAAGAAAAGGAATGAGATTAGTAGCAAGTATGGAATACGATACTAACTTTAGACCGATAAAAACCTTACAAGAATTTGAACAAAATCAAATTAGAGATTTATATATTAGAGAAATGATCTTTAATATAGGAGATAAAATAAAATATATCAAAGAAGATATAGATGGAAAAGTGATAAGAAAAGGTACAAATTATATTGTACTAGAAGATAACAACAACAATTTACACAAAGCGTGGATATGGGATTGCTTACCAAATCCAGCAGATAGAGAGGCACAAGTGAGAGAACACAATTTAGATGTAGATTACGGCTTTACAGCAGTTTCTACTAAAGAAGATATGGATAGGTTGCCACAAGATAAAGACGTTAAGAAAAAAGACGGAACACAACCTAAAAAGTATTACAAAGATATGTCAAAAGACACAAAATCAAAAAGAGCAGATCATTTTAAAAATACAGATACTACTAAAAATGACAATGATCCTGCACCTGGTGATAAAGACGCAAAGACAAAACCAAGTGTACATACAAAGAAATTTAAACAAATGTATGGTGAAACAAAGAAAGAATCATATGATATAGGACACGATTATGCTAAACACGCTATATCAGTTACTCCAGGACAAGACGGATATGACCCTAATTATCAAGGTGGATCATACAAACCTGCAGTAGATGGCACGTCTGGTGAACAAGTAGTAAATAGACCAATAAGTGATGATATTTCTGTAAAAGATATAAATGATTGGGCAACTACAAGTGAAACAATAGATAAATATAAGGAACGATACAAGGAAGAGTGGCAGAAAAAGTTATCTGAAGTTGTATCTAAAATGATAAGGAATATATAATGTTAAGTTTTAGTGATTATAAAGACAAGATTTCTCAATCGGTACATTATCATATAGAGAATAATATACCGTTTGCTGAAAACATTTATAGGGTTCATAGTGAAGAATTTTATAAGTTGTTTAGAGAGGCACGAGAGTTGTATAATGAAGGTTTACTAACTGAATTAACTAGTTGGGATAAAACTTTATTAGAAACTGATATTGGAGAGTTTGGTGATTACGAAAATCAAAAAGTACCACTAGATTGTCCTATACAAGAAGAAGACGAAAAGAATCCTCCTCTAAACAAACCTAAAAAAGGTGGACCTAAAAAGTTTTATGTCTTTGTAAAAGACGGTGATAAGATTAAAAAAGTTACTTGGGGTGATACAACTGGATTAAAAGTCAAGTTGAATGACAAAGAGGCGAGAAAATCTTTTGCTGCTAGGCACAAATGTGCTCAACAAAAAGATAAAACAAGTGCTGCTTATTGGGCGTGTAATTTGCCTAGATATGCAAAGAGTTTAGGTTTAAGTGGAGGTGGAAATTTCTTTTGGTAATGTTAGAAGATTATTATAAACCTTTTGAAGACTTTGATAATGCAGGTGTTAAAAACATCTTCACTAGAGTCTTTAAAAAGAGTGTGAAAAAAGAACAATTACTTTGGCATAAAGATAAAAAAGATAGAAAAGTCAAAGTAGTATATGGTACAGGTTGGAAATTACAATATGATAATGAGTTGCCTACTGAATTAGAAGTTGGACAAAATTATTATATAAACAAAGAGTCGTTTCACAGATTACACAAGGGTAATAGTGAACTAAAACTAGAGATAAAAGAATATGAGTAGAACATTAAAAGAAGTTAGAGAAAATTTGTTAGAAGCAACAATGGCGTCTAAAACAAATTTACAATATATTAGAGCAAAGACGGCAAGTAATAATCACTTTGAGGCAAGAAGATATATTGCAAAAGAAATTTTAAAAGATACTAACTTAGCGGCTGCTTATACATCGCTAGAAATGATACACGACAGATATGCTAGAGTTATCGGTAATGACGCTATTACTATTAGACAAAGACTTGAAAGAATGATGATGGCAGATTTAAAAAGAAAAGTAAAAAATTGGGACGAAATTTATTCGGCACTATAAGGGGAAACAATGACACACATTAGAACATTAATGGATTATATGATTCAAATTGACGAAGGCAGAATGAAAGATATATTTACTGCTGACGAAGAAGGTAAATCTGCTAAAGAAATTGCAAAGGCATTAAAACTACCTTTAGGTACGGTTAAGAAAATTTTAGGTGAACAAGAAGAAATAAAAGAATTTACAGATAGTCAATTAGATGTATTGGCAAGACAATATCAAGCATTAGCAGGTAAAACTATTTCAATAGATCAGGCAAATAAATTAAGAAAAATATTTAAAGGTGTGCCTGACAGATCATTAGACGCTTTAAGAAGAAAGAAAATACCTTTCTTATCAGGTCTTGCATTATCTCGTATGGTACAAAAAGGTATGCCTGTAAAAGAAGATACTGAAGAACCAAAAGATACACAAAACAAATCTTTAAAAATAAAATTAGATAAAGAAAAAGACCAAGACGCATTAGAAAAACAATTAGTTGTTGCACAAGGTCAAATTAATATTCTTAAACAAAAATTAGAAAACGAAAAGAACAAGGCAGTTAAACCTGAACCTAATAAAGAAACAGGTGAGGTTCCTTTAACGGTTGGTATTGCACACAAACTTATTAAAGATAAACAAGAAAAAGAAGCAGAAAAAAATAAAAAAGAAGTCAAAGAAAATGACGATATTAATTGGGCAGGTAAATTAGAAGAAGAAAAAGAATGTCCACCAGGTCAATACTATTGCAAAGTATCTGGTACGTGTAAACCTAATTCTATGAAACAAGAAACATTTGCTGTACAAGTAACTAAAAAAGACGGTGGTAAATTTATACACGGTACATATAAAACTAAAGCAGAAGCAGAAAAATTTGTTAAGTGGTATAAAACTGGCGATTTAAGAACGACTAAAAAAATTGAAGTAGTTAAAGAAATGGCAAAAGATGACGCTTACGCTATCGGTATGGCACAGGC